ATCTACCAAGGCTAGCGCGTCGGCTCGGTTTTCACACACGTTAATCATGTGCGTAGTAAGCTTGTTTACAGTCACTCCAGGAGCAGCCAATAAGTTCATATCAAGAAACTCAGGGTCTGCTACAGTATCTACTGCTCTTCGAATCGTATGATACGGAGAACTATTAAGATCTGTCAAGGTTGTAGTAGTCACACCCATGCCGTTATTATACAGCGGGTCAGGAAGGTAAAGATCCCATCCATCCCAGCCGCCCCAGAACGGAGCCGTAAATCTGTTATAGCCAGCATTTAAGAGATTTGTATAAGAACCGCTTGTTTGACTATTGGCTGCTTTGCGCGAGCCGGATAAGTAGAAATATACTTCTGTCGTGGCATCCTTCTTCACATTATCCATCGTAAAGATGTAGGCAAAGGCTGAGGCGCCCGAAAGAGCTGTAGGATTCTTTGAACCATAACTTGTGGGATCATTAGGATATTGTGCGTAAAGCAAATTATGCATATTCCCAATGCTTCTATCAGAGCGCGTGCTTGCTGCAGTACGCGTCGTGGACATTCCAAAATAAGCATTAGTTTGGTTGGTTAACCCGCCATCAGATGCGGAGAGCCGCAATCTCGCGGAGGGAAAGATAAGTGTTCCAGAAAGATTGCCTTGTTCCCCGGTCGCGGATGCATCGCTCAAATAGTTCCCCGACAGAATTGCATTCTTATTTGCACCTACAAGTGCCGTCGCACCACCAAAGTAGATAAAGGTTCCATCAATCGTCGTATCAAGATAACTTCCTGTGATATTTTCAACTGTCTTAAACTGTGGTGGCCCATAATATCCAAAGGGAAGCAACTCGTCGGGAGTTGCGCCCGCTTCGACATCGGTGTTCATTTCTACATAAACAAACTTAGATCTATTGGGATATTCACCATAAGTCTTAAGAGATAAATTGGTGGTATCCCACTTCCCATATTGATCTCCAATCTTTCGAGCTACAAAGTCGGGAGAGGTAGGATCTAAAGTACAATTATCGAATCTTTCGATTACTTGTACATTGTTGTCGGTATCATAAAGAGACCGGAGGACCACAGAAAATGTACCATAGTTGGTAGCTGTGGAAGTAGATTGTCGAAGCTTCTCGATGGAAACTTTAACATTGTTCTGCATCCATGCGCCATGGCCGCGGCCCTTGAGGCGGAAGAGCTTCTGCATTGAAAGCGGATTAAAGCTTGCCGCGGCTCCTAAGTCCTGGCCGATGAACCAGCCTGCAACTGCTTCGCGCGAGGCAAGACCGTCACCCTTCATGTTGGCGGGGCCCTTCGTGCCATCTGCGGAGCGCGCTGTGTTGGTTGCAGCGAGAGGCAATATAACGCCAAAAGCGTTTGCTCCAACTAAACTCTTATCACGAATGAATTGCTCATACGTATCTCCCAGCACATATCGCTTTCGCGAAGCTGCCGGAAAAAATGTTGCAGAGCTTCCACCCGCTAATTGTGGGTTGGTGTTAAACCGCTTCCTAATAAAGTTTTCAGATGTGTCATCAAATCCGAATGTGAATTTTTTACTCTGGTTTAAGGAGCTAGAAATGACTACCGTAAATAACTTTGTTGTACTGTCGTTTCCTATAACTTTACCGACGCCGGCTGTGGTGCCCGGGGCGGCCAGGGCGCCACTAACATTAAAGATTGCCCCGCTCAAAGCGATTGAAGCCGATTGATCTAAATACCATACAGCAGCTAAGGAGCCTGTTCCCACAACCGGAGAGCCTGCACTTATCGATGAAGAAGGAAATAAGAAAAGTCCGTAAGCACCGCCGTTCTCGGCGATAGTTGTAGATGGGCTTTTATCAGTCTTCCATCCGGCATAGCCGTTGGAAGTTGCTTTGTTGTGCTGTTGGCCAAGTAATCTAATATATGTCAAAGGAGCAACGTTGGCTCGCAAAAAAGCTTTCGCAGCATAGGTGCCGTACATGGGCGACTGATAGTTACCGTCGCGCCAAATGTCACCGCCTCTATTGCCGGGGACCGTATCTCCGAAGATTTGAACAAATTCAGAATAGGATTGCACCTTAATAGGTTGCATCGCTAATCCTCGGCTGGCGCGCCCAATCACCACTGGCCCAATCGCATCTGCCGATTTCGGGATAAACGAATTATCAATTTCGTTAATGAAAACCCCAGGAGATACAAACTTAAATCTCTTTACAGACATATTTTAGTTTCCTTATTATTTAAACTTAAGCTAAAAATTCAATAGCGTAATCATTAATTAAATAGTATTCGCATCCTCAAAAAGCTCAGGACTTTAAATAAAAATTGGGGTTTAGTTCAGGAACTACTCGTCTAAAACCTTTCCAAAAATATTAGGTATACCGGGGGGTGCGACATTTTCTTGAGGAAAGGAGATTTCCACTGTATTCTCATCAATGCGTACTAAGCGGCGATCATCGCTTTCGCCCTCTCCAATAAGATAGCCCAAAACTTTGATAGTAATATCAGTAGTGAAGTTGCGTAGATCTTCGCCTAAGTTGTTTATATTATTACTATGAGTAAACGCTTGATCAATAAACGCTTCATACAAATGACCGTTTCTTTTAATTACAAAAGCATTTATTTGGCCTGGGCGCGCAATGAAAGGCGCGATAAGATTGTTCATCTGTTGCTGGTATTCAGTACGAATGCTTATCTTATAATCAATGTTCACATATACCGGAATAGGTATAGAGAGAGATTGAATGACTACTTTCGCATTTTTACGAGGATAATAGAGTTGTCTTTTGGCGCCAGTATTGGTTCGTGCTCCGGAAGCTACCGCAAAATTCCGCGTTTTATCCGGAACAATTCTTTTAGCTACTACAAAACGTCCGGATCTGCCATCTTTTCTTTTTGAATAAAGATGCGCCTGAAAAGAACCTTTCTTGCTAGGATCTTTTGTGATGCCGGTGCGCTCCACACTGATTAAAGGCAGCTTTAAAGCGTTACTATCGTCTCTTATCTCTTTTTTATTTTTGATTTGATACGCGCGTTCGGGTACCTGCCACAATACGGGCACTTTAGTATAACCTTCATTCGTGCGGACGCTTATATTTAAATCTTCTTTTACCCACGATACCAGCGCATAGTCAATATTTTCGATATTAGAACTTAGCACCCCTAGGGCTTCGAGAGTGGTGTCTGTGCTCCCGGATGGCAGCATTGCAAAATCAAAATTATCAGGTAGCATCGAACAATCCCTTCCTGGCGCGTTTACAAGTAGCACTTATTTCAAAGCTATGTTTAACTTGTCCAAATAACTTTTTGGGCTCTGAGAGTTTTACTATTTCATAATAATAATCGCCGTATAATACGAAGTCGCCTTCGCGAACATACAAGTTTTGATCTTCGGTAAGCCGCCGGCGGTGAAAGTGCACATTGATTTCCCACATCTTATCTACTCCGAAGCCGGCCATGTATTCAGTCATTTCGGATGTAAACTCTACTAGAGCATACACCCGCACAGGAGGAAGGTATGTTTTGTCAATAGCCTCCCCATATAATTCATGAAAATCGGTATGTTCCATATCAATAGGATAATAAAGGATCTGTTGGCCAATGACTTTTTCTATTAATTCATCATTAACCTGTTTTACAAGATCTCGCTCTTTCTTTCCTAGAAAAAGCGGGGGTGGTGGCGCTGCTGGTCTTTCCCATTCATTATCTGCCATCACTTATCATCCTACAAAAATTGGAAGAGGCGTAATCTTCAAAATATTGGACGCGGCATCTGTAAGTTCCTGATCTGTCTTGGCTAACTCATCATAAGTCATCGTGTCGAGGATTTCCATTAGTTTATCTCTCAATTGCTGTTGTTCTTCTTTGGCCTGACCTAGTAATTCGGAGTGATTAAGAGTGACGGTTTCCCCGGGGATGGGTATTGTGGTGAACTTGCCTCTAATTTGTCCCAGCATCTCTTTAGATACTGCTAAAGCATATTTTCTAATCCACTGCTTACCTATCGAATTAATATTAATAAACGGAAGGTTGTCAAAAGGCATCGTATTAAGGTTGTTGATTCCCTCCACTCCTGTTTTAGTATTTCCGTCTTCTTCCCATGGAGTAATGTCGACAAAAAACCTAATCCATATTCGATCATCAAAGCCGTCACTCCAATGACTCGGCGTGGGATACAACCTTAGTCTATTGTTTATTATCTCATATGCATAATTGGATGTCCGTGTTACAATAGAGTCTTCATACATAATCGCCTGCATCTTGTTTTGCCATGTAGGGATTATCTCAAAGGTGGAATCATCTGCAAATTGTCCATATGTAGAATAATTACCTACCACGCCAACGCCTCCATAGTAGCCATAGAACCGCCACATTGATCGAGGTGATTTAAAAAAGACTTTTGTAACTACAATGCGCTTATTGTCTACCTTATCCTCAAATCGAATAGGGGAGCCTGCATCGTCTACGCCAGAGACAGAGGCACTTTGAACAATGGCCTGTAGATCATAGTCTTGAACCTGATTGCTGGGCTTGAAGGAGGCTGAATATTGGGGCACAGTGCCACCAAATCCGCCTGCAGCGGCCGCCCCGTCGCCCACTCGACGTGAGTATCCAATTGTAAATCTTGGGTACTTTAAATTAATGCCCGCGGGGCCGCTCTTTCTATCTCCTTTGTGATCAAATGTGCCGGTCTGTTCTCCTAAAAAAGTAGAGAGTGCATTTTTTGACTGGTGCAGGTTAATAATATAAGAGTATTCTAATACTGCTTCTTCATAGGCGGCATAGACATTAGCCGGGGTCAACTCAATGTCAACTACATCCCCTCCCAGTTTCTTATAGGTATAAGCTACTTGAAGGGCGGCCCCACTTAAAAAATCAGCGGAACCAGTATATATGCCAAAGGGCACCGAAGCCGCTACTAGTGCCGCGCTTCCGGTGGAAGTGAGTACAACTGTACTTGTTTGAGATTTTGGATTTAATTTAGTTGGCATCAGTAAAGCTCCCGCTAATCTAATTAGTTTTTAATAAATAAAAACCCCCACCTTTTGGGTGGGGGTTTTGTATTTGGTTACTGATTAATTAATCAGGCGCCAGACTGACCTTCCAGTCCCTGTACGACAACCAAGCCATACATATCAGGACGGACCATCTTCTTGGCATACCGAGTCATCACGCCCTTGCGGGGCACGAAGTCTTCCGGGCCAAAGATAGTGGGTGTAGTCTGCAGTGGCACATAAGGTGCGTACACGTATCCACTTTCAAGGAAAGAGGAGCCGCGGCGGCCTATGAGAATCACATTCCGGAGGAAGTACGGGTCAACAATGACGTCGAACTTCTTAGAAAGCGATCCTACCTTAACAGCGCCAACGCTGCCCTTCTCATCATCTGCAGTAACAGATGCACGGAACCCAGCGGTAAACTCAAGGAGGTTAGCAACTTCCGGTCCGCAGACGACGAAATTTGCACCACCACGCAGAGTCTTGCGATGGATCTGTGCCGAGACATCATTGATAGTCTCGATGAGGGTCTCATACCACTCACTCACAGTACCCGTGAAATCAGGAGCCTTTGCAGACGCACCAATTTCAGCACCAGTAGTCCGGTTCACGAAGAGACCGGGAGAGCGAGACCAGTACAGAGTACCGGCGGTTGCACCGTTTACCAGATCACCAAGGATCTCGCGGTCAATCTCAAGAGCAACCTGCTCAGAGAGAATGGATGTG